ATTGGAAATGAACTGAGCAATGGCACTTAGAACAATCGAAATCAGTGACTTGATGGCTTCCCAAACTGTAGAGACGACCTGCTTGATGGTTTCCCAGGCACCTGACCAATCACCCGTGATAATCTGCATAACTGCCTTGATAATACCTAAGACAACATTGATAGCTGTTTCAACGACCACTTTAATGATGTCCCAAGCTGTCGTGATAATCAGTTTGATATTCTCCCAACTGGCTTGAAGGTAAGGTCCAAGAATGGTCATGATGGTTTGAATGACTGTTGAAATAGCTGTCCACACAGTGTTTGCGGCATTAAGAATTAGCTGTTGGTTCTCTGTCCACCAAGTAGTCAAGGTTCCCCATATCGACATGACAAAGCTTGATATCTGTTGGATAATGACAGATAAAAAGGCATAGATGGCGTTCCAGATTTCTGTCACAGCTGTTCTAAACCCTTCGTGATGTTGCCAGAGTTGTTGAATCCCAACAACCAGTAAGGCAACAACGGCAATAACACCAAGAATAATCCCTACAATTGGAGCTGCTGCAGTTATCATCCCCATGATGGTAGTTCCCATTGCCATAGCAGCTGCTTGCAGGGCAATGAAAATCGGGAGGACTAAGCCAAGGGCTGCAACCAAACTTCCGACAATGACAATAAACTGCTTGACTGGCTCTGAAAGACCAGAGAACCATGTGGCAACAGCTTGAAGTAAACTCGCTAATATTTCCAAGATAGGAGCTAGGGTTGCAGCAATAGCGTCTCCCATTTCAGCCATCGCTAACTTCGCCGTGTTTTGAGCAGTTGTAAACTGATCAATAGGATCAAGCGTCCCCTCATAGGTCTGAGTGACAATCCCAGCTGCTTTATCAGCTGTTCCTGCTAAATCTTCAAAAGATAAAGCCCCACGCTTGATGGCATCAACCATACGTGGAGCTGCTTTACTACCAAAGATTTCTGAGGCTAGAGAAAGAGCCTCTGTTTCACTCGTTGAGGTTTTAATTTGTTCAATGGTTCCAGCAAGTCCTTCTTGAAGCGTTAACCCATCACCCGCATACTTAACAGCTGCCTTTGAGAGTGACGAAAGTGCTGCAGAAGAATCAATCCCTGCTTTTTCAAACTGCCCCATCAAGGTGACGCCCTCATCAAAAGAAAGGCCAAGGGCTTTAATTTGTGGTGCTCCAGCTACTGCCTTGTCCATCAACTCTTGGACACCGACACCAGTTGACTGACTGGTATAAGTAACCGTGTCTAAGACACTTGATAAATCAGTCGCTTCAAGTCCATAGGCCTCAATCGCTTGTTTGGCTGAAATGGCTGAACTCGTCACATCACTCCCATTGATCTCTGAGAATTGAATTAACTGGGTAGAGGCTGATTTAAGGGCATCTCCTGTTAACCCAAATTGCGTATTTAACTCCCCTACGGCACTTCCTGCCGTATTAAAATCTGTTGGCAGTTCAGTGGCTAGGGTTTTGGCGATGTCTGTCATCTCTTCAAGGGCAGAACCAGTTGCCCCAGTTTTCGTGACAATGATATCCATGCCCTCATCAACTTCAAGAAATGCGTCAAGCGATTGTTGACCGAAGTCAATCAACTTCTGCGACAACTCTCCCAGTTGGTCACCAAACTCCATGAGAAGATCAGCCTTTAAGAGACTATTTGTTTCTTCCAAAGAAGCTTTGGAACTCGCAGAGCTAGATGCCAACTCCTCCATCTCATTTTGGAGATTGTTGTAAGCTGTCTTGGTCTCATTAAGTGTTTTCTCAAGCTTGTTAGCTTCAACTGAATTCTCCCCATATTCACTCTTCGTCAAAGAGAGCTGTTGTTCCAGATTATGTATCTGTTTCTCAAGGATTTCTGAATGAGAAGCAACCTTTTGTTGAGCAAGTGCTAACTTATCGGCCTCACTTGCGGTAGTTGCTAATGCTGATTCTTGTAGCTTAAAGGAACTTTGGAGTTTTTCACTTTCTGACACCAACTGTGCCTGCTCATTTTGGAGACGATTAAGTTTGGACTGATTGGTTTCAACCTGCGCTCCGTTTTCTGAGAGAGCTCTGTTAACACTTTCTAGCTTTGATTCATAGCCCTTTAAGACTGTTTGAGTACTCTCCACCTCACGTTGGAAGGCACGGTATTGGTCTGCACCGATGTTACCGGCCTTGAACTGAGCCTCGACTTGGGCTTGAGCTTGACGAAGCGTGGCGAGTTTCTCTTTAGTCGTCTCAACTTGTTTGGCTAAGACTTCCTGCTTCTGGGTCAAAAGAGTGACATTGCCAGTGTCAAACTTGAGTGCCTTGTCAATCTGACGCAGTTCTTTGGTGGCTTCAGAAGCCTGTTTATTCAAACCCTTTAAGGCAGTTTGTAAGGGCTGGGTATCGCCACCAATCTCAATGGTAATCCCCTTAATGTTTCCTGCCATCGTCACACCTCCCTCCATCAAGATACTAAGGGCGTCAAAAGCAAAGTAAAAATAGGAGATGGAAGAATGGTGCTTGCACTAAAGTCCATCTCTCTTTTTTACACAGCTTTTAGCCCGTGTTCAGTTCCTATCAAAAATTGTCAAGGTCTGCTTGGGTTGCTCTGCGAACTCCAGTCTCATCTCGACTTCTTAGCTCCACATAATCCGTCTGATAGTCAAGTGCCATGCCAATTGTGATATGCTTTAAATCGTCAATGGAAAGGCCAGTCTCCTTACAACAAGAGAGGTAGCTTTCTACCGTGAAGACTTCCTCGCTCGCTGTTTCGGAAGTTTCTGCTTTTTTCTGGTTGTCATCCCTTGGTTAAGCATGGACATTAAGACGGGGCCAACTTCCTGAAGAGGGAATTCCTCCATCGACATAAAGAAATCCTCGAAGGGCTTGATTCGAGGATTGGCTGACTTGGCAAAGACCCAAAAGAGACGGTGGAAAAAGGTCATGTCGAAGTCAGATAAAATAGACAAGTCAATCTGACTAGCCTTTAACTCTTCCCCTTCTTCCAATTGCTCAAGCTGAGCCATGATGGATTCCGCACTCAACATGTTAAAGAGGTCTTGGAAATAATCTTTTCCGAATTGCTCTTTATAAGCAATCGGTGTATAGGCGTTAGTGGCCAGGGGATATGTTTTTCCACTAATCGTGATATTTTGTCGCATGTTCTCCTCCTTTAAGCAGCTGGTTCAAAGACCGACTTAAACCAGTTCTCACGAATCTCATCACTGGTTTCTTCCGTTGTTCTGCGTCTCACCACCTTATCAAGTGGTCGTGGGCTTGCCGTAAAGGTCAACTCTACCTCATTGATATCAGACCCAGACTTGGTTTTTGAGCCAACAGTTGGGCGAGACGCATAACAGTAATAAAGCACATGAAGCGTCTCTTTTTTGTCCCCTTCAAATCGGAACATGAGAGCGAAGTTCTTTTTCTTGCTACTGGCAATCTCTGAAATGGTATTGGTGGTCGCATCCAATTTCTCACCTAGAACACGAGTCAGAAACTCCTGTGATAAGAGGGCAACTTTCAGTGTTCCCTCATAGCCGTCATTAGATTCAGTCGTGTAAAAGTTGATGTTGTCTGCCTTGTAAGACCCCTTGTCTCCAGTGGGTTCAAGGGTTAGTTCTGCAGCACCACGAAGTCGCTCGACAGTGCCATAAGTCAAAGCCCCGTCAGCTCCCTCACTGGTGACTTCTGCCCAGTGGACATCTTGTAGGCCAAAGGTGACCTTGTTTTTTTCTGCCATGGTTATCCTCCTAATAGTGTGATGGAATAAATGGTTTGGTAGAGTTTCTCACTAGTGATGTAAGTCTCTACCTTGTCAAAATAAAGACGGTGGGCATCAAGGACTGATTCCACCGTTTTTTCTGTTGCTAAATCTTTCTTAGTCGTGTAAAGCTCAATCTGTACGTTGATAGCTTTGTGATAAGCCCAGTTGTCTGCCCCAAGATTGTCTGAATCCGTAACCAGATAAACCATAAAAGGCGGACTTGGACTGTGCCCTTCCTCAAAATGGTGATAGGCTACTGGGAGTTTGGTCTTTTTTAGAACAGGAAAAAGCTCTTCAAATCTCATAAGCCACCTCACAGTTTCTGTCGCAATTTGTCTTCAAACGACTGAATCGCCTTTTTCTCGACAGGAGCGATGTGCTTTCGCCCTTCAACCCGACCACCATTTTGTTTAGCATGCCCATATTCAAGGAGGTGCGTCAGTCCTGGTGTTCGGTTGTGAATGGTTTTCGTCAGAGCGGTATTGGTGTCAGTGGTTGCCTTGCTTTTCCAGCCCTTGGCATACTTCCCACGACGTTTTGGGGAAGTAACGGTTAAGGTATCAACGGCATCGTCTGTCACTTCCTCAACCACCTCACGCATGGTCTCTATGGTCTCTTTGGCATAAGTCGTTAGCTCCTTTTCGATGACAGAAGTTAAATCATCAAGTCCAATCTTAGTCATAAAGCTCCTCCTTAGTCGCAACGATGTAAATCAAGCTTCGGGCCACAGTATCACCATCAATGGACTCGATAGCGTAAAACTGGTCACGGAAGTAAATCCGAGTCGTTAAAGAATTAAGGGCAAGAACCTTCTTGTCATATCGAAGCGTAAACTGTACCTTGTTGTGAATGAGCTTGGTAGCACTCCCATCACTCTCTGTTAAAGCAAGAGGACGACAAGAACACCAACGCATAAAAAGGTCATCCCAAATGGCTGACTCGTTCCCGATATCGTCCTGCTTGAGTCGCTTTTCTTGAAAGACCAGCTGTTCTCTTAGAGGCGCAATCTTCATCAGAACACATCCTTCCTGTCAGCTAAAAGCAAATGGTAGAGAGTTTCCTTTAACTCTTTGTGATTGGCTTCTTCACGGTGTTCATAAAGATAGGCAACCCCATAGAGGATTGCCGTCTTTAGAACTTCTGAAGTGGAGTCCTCACGAAGAATATCTCCACAGAGCTGTTGGCTAGTTGCCATTAACTGCTGGATAAGAAAATCCTCCTCGTCATTTTCCACCTTCAGATAAAGCTTGACTTCTTCTAACGTCATCATGCCGTTTTACCTTTGATGGTCAAAGTCTTCACCGCTTCTGGTAGAACGAGTTTCCCATCCACACGCTGGCTGGCAAGAAAACCAATCTGACCATTGTTAGCGTAAAGCTCATTGAGACGTTTGAAGGTACGCCCTTGACGGTCCGCAATCCAGTAGTAAGAGAAATCACCAAAAGCAATAGCTTTGTTTCCTGCTTCTGGAAGTGGCGCAAAGGTTGACGTGTAGTAAGGACGGTTTAGAATCAAATCAGGTTGACCTGCCTGTGTAGACGGTTGCCAGATGTAATTGCCATTATTGTCCTTAAGCTTGCGGATAGCTTTTACCGTAGTGTCATGTAAAATCCAGACCGCATTCTTACGGTAAGGAGCTGGAAGTGAGTGATAAAGCTCAATCATGTCATCAAAGGTGATGTCTTTGGTTGTGGTCGTTGGTCCTTCTACGTCTGCTTGCGTAAAGATACCAGTTGGTTTTTTAGAACCATCACCTACCAAGAAAGATTTTTCTTCTTCTGTACCAATACGACGTGCGAACTCAGAAGTCATATAAGACTCAAGGTCAAAGACAGAGTCATTGAGCAATTCTTCAGAGATACGGATTGCTGTCCCAATCTTATGCGAATCAAGCGTCACTTGACCAAAAGTCTCATCCGTCTCTGGATAGAGTCCATTCTCGTCCATCCAAGAGGCTGAACCGTGACCAGTTACAACTGGAATTTTACGCTCACCACTAGAGGTTTTAATAACAGTCGCGAGACTACGGAAAAAGTTTTCTTCCTGAAGACCTTGAACCAATTTCTTTTCGTACTCATCAGGGACAAGATGTCCGCCTTCTGT